ATGATGTAAAAAATAAAATAAGTAATTCAAAAAAGGGAAAACCAAAATCTGAAATACATAAGCAAAAAATGAGTGAGGCTAAGAAAGGAAAAATATTTAACATTGAACACAAAAAAAATTTAAAAAAGACAAAGAAATTATTGACTTGTCCTATTTGTGGTAAAACGGGGGGTTCAAATGCTATTAAAAGATTTCATTTTGATAACTGTGGAAAACCATATATTTTTAAACGTAACAAATAACCTATGAAAAAAATATTAAAAAAAATTATTCAATTATTATGTAATCATAAATATGTATGTACATATGTATATAATATTTCAGCTGATTGGAGATGTGTTAAATGTGGTAAACGCAAAAAAGGTATTGCTCCAGTAGGTTTTAATAAAACGGAAATGGATTATAACAACCATTATTTTAAAAATATCTTTAAATAATAATCTATGAATATAATCATAATTATATTAATTTGGGAGATAGTAAAAGAAATTATAAATAGAATAATTAAAAGTCAATTATGATTGAAAATAGAGAATTAATATATGATATGGCTAAGAGATTAGATATGGTTATAGAAGTATGGAAAGAAGGAAAGTATATTGGTAAATTTAGATTTATAAATGGCAAATTGCATAAATTAAAAGAATAATGGAAGCATATCAAACAAAAGCAATTAAGTTATATGTTAATTTCTTTTTAAAAGATAGAGTAACTGATTTTGAAAATAGAATTATAATAGCAAAAGATGAAGCTATTGCTTATGTACAAAAAGAAATTGAATTAAAAAGTAAAGATCCAGATGAATTGTTTTATTGGTGTAATGTAAAAAACGCACTTGAAAAAATATGAGAAACTCAACTATAATTGTAAAGAAAAAACGCTGTATTAATTGTGGTAATATTGATTATCACTTTTCTAAAAAAATGTGTAAGCAATGTGCTACTATAGCTTCTACTCAAAAACGTATGGAAGAATTTGAAGATGATTCTGAAAGTTTTAATAATTTGGTTCAGGATTTAGACCATGTTTTTAGCCAATATATACGAAATAAACATGCAGATAAAAATGGAATAGTTGAATGTTATACATGTGGTAATAAACACACTATAGCTGAAATACAATGTGGACACTTTATGGGTAGAACTAACTTAGGAACCAGGTGGATGGAACAAAATTGCAGACCACAATGTATGGAATGCAACTATTTTAAAACTGGCAATATTGAAGAATTTGAATATAAGCTACATAAAGAAAATGGATCATTGGTTGAATATCTTAGAGAAACAGCAAGACAAACAGTTAGACCTACTAGAGATGAGCTAAAAAGCTTAGTTTTAGAATATAGAGCTAAGTTAAACTTAGTAAAAAAGAAATTTATTAATAAATAATTTGTATTTTTACGGAAGTTATCATAGTTTAGTAGATTTAGTAGTTTTACCCCCTGCCTTAAAGAAGTAGGGGGTTTTTAATTATATCGATCACATTAAAATGATTTATCAATCAAAAAACGGCTTTTTTGAGCTATAAATTGGAAATATGTTTCTAAAAATGCATTTTTTGATGTGTATTTTTTGAAAAATTCATGCAAATTGGAATTATAATTCTAAAAAATTGCTGTGTTTAAATTATAATAACTTGTCATAAATGTCACAATTTTATATAAATATGTGACATATAAGGGATGTTCCCGACATCAATGTCGGAAACATAAAGTAAAGGTAAATCTTTACAAAAGTTGGTATAAAGTAAAGGCAATGCTTTACGAATTGTCCCGTTTTTTATATAAAAAAGTAGACAAATTATGTGACAAATTAAGTAGTAATACTCCGATAATTAAGGAAATTATAAACTGTTCACCTATATAGTTTGTTCACTGCCGGTGAACGTTCACGTTTTCGTGAACAATATTATAAGTAAACATTGAGTAAAATTACTCAATACAATGAGTAAATAAAAATACCATAATTTAAATAAAAATTTAATTAAATTAATAATTTATTTTTTTAATTAAATTAATTAAATTAATTTTGTTTAAAAATATATAAAACATGGCAAGAAGTATAAGTCCAGATTCAGTATCTAGTAAGGTTGCTGAACTAAAATTAGGAGAAAACATTAGATTAGATAATCCATATACATCTGTAATGGTTATGGTTTCTAACTTAAAAAAGAAAGTAGAACATCAGCATAAGCAATTTAAAATTAAGGTTATTGATGATGTAACTACAGTACAAAGAGTAAAATAAAAACCCAAAACTATGCATATACAAACTATTAACTACACTAGAACTTTTAACTTAGGTAATTATTCTTCTGAAAAAATTGGTGTTGAATTTGCCCTTAATCAAGGCGATTCTGCTGGCAAAGCATTAGATGCTGCTAGAGAATTAGTTGAAGAATACCATAAAGAAAATGTAAAAAGATTGAGATCATTAGGTCATTTACATGATGATTCTGATGAAGAGCCAGTAGAAATTATTAAGACTCAGTCAAAACAATCATTAGCCGATAAAGCAATTCAATTTATTAAAGAATGTAAATCAGTTAAAGAATTGAAAGCTTGGGAACTAATGGCTAAAACAGATCCTTTAATATATTCTGCTTATTCTGCAAAACTAAACACCTTATAACTATGAACTTTTCAAAAACTCTATTTAGATCATCATCTATTGGGTACCTTTTAACTGAGCCTCAAACTAAGGCTGACAAAGAAGCTGGATTACTTTCTAAGACTGCACAAAAACATTTATTAGATGTTTATATAGCAGAAAAGTATGGCCGTAAAAAAGACATACAAACAAAACAAATGCGAAAAGGTGTTGAGGTGGAACAAGAGTCAATTAATCTTTTATCATTGTATTTAAAGAAGCCATTTTTTAAGAATGAAGAAAGATTTACAAATGATTACATTTCTGGACACCCAGACATTATTGATGAATGTATTATTGATATTAAGTCTAGTTATGACTTATGGACATTTATGGGCAACTTGCCTGATAAATTAGATAATCTATATTATTGGCAAATGCAAAGCTATATGTGGCTTACAGGTAAGCAAAAGGCTACTATTGCATATTGTTTAGTTAACACTCCTTATTCAATTATAGAACAAGAGAAATATTATTTGCTTAAAAATATGGATGTAATTTCAGAAGAAAGTCCTGAATATGTGAAAGAAGCAATGAAGTTAGAATTAAATATGAAGTTTGATGATATTGATATTGAAGAAAGAATATTAATGTTTAACATAGATAGAAGTGAAGATGATATTTTAAAGATTCAATATAAAGTTGAAAAGGCAAGAGAGTTTTTATCAGAGATTGAAGAAAAACATTTAAATTTTAATAAGTGAGAGGAGCAAATATAATTGGTGCCATTCAAAATTTGAGAATGGCAAAGGATCAATTTGAAGATTTTCAAAGACAATATCCAGATTCGGCAGGTACAAGGTTATTTAAGCATTACATTGGCAAGATTGACTGGATATTTTCTGATATAGTTACAATTCCATCTATAACTGATGAAGTAAGGGCTGGCATTCGCAAAGAAATTGTGAGTGATGTTTTTGCAGTACCAGCAATCTTAGAGAAAGTCGCCCTACTTTCACCAGAACAAAGAGAAATGATTGAAGATACCATAGATGCTATGTTAGCAGGAGAAGAAATTAAAATAGTAGATATAAAAGATATGCCATGACACCCATAGAGGAATTAATAGAAAAATTAAAAGTAAATCCAGTATTAAACGCAAATGTATTACATACTATTGAGTCAATGGAATTATTAAAAAAAGAAGAGAAAATAATAGTAAATTCATTTAAAGACGGATGGGCATGTGGTGCTGATTTCCATGCAGATCCGCAAGATTATTTCAATAGAAAATATAAAACAAAATAAAATGTCAAAAACATTTCAAGGATGTGATTTTTGTATGCAATTTGATAATGATGAACCACATTTGATTGGTGCAACAATGGATGAAAATGGTTGTATAGAAGTAAAAGTAACTCCAATTATGGATGGTGGTGTAACGTTTTTATGCCCAACAACTGGTAAAAGAGTAAGATTATTTGCTAGGCCAATATCGGATGCTGGTAGAAAATTATTAGAAGAACCAGAAAACGAATAATTATGGAAATAGATAAACAAAAAGTATTTGAAAAGTTAGAATTAAATGGTCTTTGTGCTTATTGTGGACAAAGAATAACATTAGAAAATATGCAAGTGGATTATATGATACCAAATGTAGATTCATTTGATAATCTTATGCCTTGTTGTTATGAATGTAAATCTTATAAAGGGAATAAAGACATTGAAGAATTTAGGGAAGAATTAAAAAATATGCACAAACAAATAATGGCTTATAATCAAGGGATTGCTATGAATTATGGCATAGTTAAAGTTTGGCCATATCATGGAAAATTTCTTTTTGAAAGATATTAAAAACAAAATAATATGAGATTTGTAGAATTAACTAAAGAAGAAGATAATGATAAAATACTTGTAAATTTTGATCATGTATTTTATTTTGGTGAACATAATTTAATAACAAAAATATGTACGAATAATGCTGAAGTTAAAGTAATAGAATCTGTAGAAGAAATAAAGAAAAAGCTTCATAGTATAGATAATTTATTTTAAATAAAACCCCCAAGTAGAAACTCAGGGGGATGTTCGTTAACCGTATGTATGTATGAGAAACAAAGTTAATCACCTTTAAGTGATAAAAAATCTTTAGTTGTTTTGTCATTCCAAACTCCTTTGTTATCTCTCAAAGCTTGAAATGCTCTTGTTACTTTACTATGTGTAATAATTTGTTCTGTTTTTGGTGCAGATACAGCGTATTTGAAAGCTTTTACCATTCTATCTTTGAATGAATTAAAACTTTCTCCACCTTTTGGAGTTTCATTTGGTCTTGATACCCATTCTTTTTCTTTAAATGATCCAGCTTTTTTACCATCATAATCACCAATATTCCAGGTGCTAAGAAGTTCATTTGTTGTATGTGGAATACCAGCTTTTTTGGCAATAATAGTAGCAGTTTCGACAGCTCTTTTTACTTTGCTACTTACTATTTTCTTTTTCCCAGCATCTTTTGCATGTTCACCAATTTCTTCTGCATATTTTTTACCTTTTGCAGTTAAATTAGTTGGGCCAGTTCCATTTTCTAAACCTTTGGCAGTAGCATCATCTTCACCATGCTCATATATTTCTGTATCATCAATACGGATAGGTGCAACCTTAGGTGCATCTTCCTTTACTCTCATCATTATACTTAACTTACTCATGACTTCTTATGTGTATTTGCAAATTTACGAGCAGATTCAACACTTCTAAATCCCCATGCTCTTAATGCTAAAGCTTTCCTTGTTGGTTCACCATTAGGTTTTTTCATTGGCCCTTTCATTCCAGCAAATCTTGCTGCAAAAGACACTCTTCTAGGGTTAGTTCCACCTTTTACTGGAGCCTTTAAATGCCCACTATGAGCATGATTATATGAATCACGACCTTTTTGGTTTAGACCACCTTCTGGATTTTTGCCTTCTTTTCTTTCCCAAGCTTCAGACATAACTATTTTTTTTCTTGTGCTTTAATTTTTTTTTCTTGTTTTAGCATTTCAGGAGTTGGTTTTTTACCACTTCCTTTATTTGCACGAATATTATCCCATAAACCACGAGGTGAATATGAGCCATCTGCTCGTTTCATCATTTTTAACTTGTTCATTATCCTTTCATTTCTTTGTACTTCTTATTTTTATCGTAAGCTTGTGGATGTTCTTTGTGCCATTTCTTAACGGCAGCAACACCTTCAGCTATTGTCATACTATGATCAACATCTGTTAAATCAATAGTTGTCCATTTACCAAGATCAATATCAGGATGCGTTACCATGATATCTCCCTTTTTACCATTACCCATATTGTTTGGCTTTTCGTAAACAACATGTCTTTCACCACCAGCTTCGATGGTTTGTTTTTTCATTGACTTTAATGGCTTTTTCATAAATTTTATTTTTTATTTGCCGTATCTAAATTTTAAAAAAGCTTTTAATCTTTCTTGTTTATCAGGTATAGTATCAACAGCATTTTTTACTGGAAATTCTCCGTATTTGTTAAAATAATTTTTTTGTGCTTCTGTATCATCCATAAGTCTTTGCTTTACTTGCATAGCATTTAATAATTTTGCTCCTTTAGGAGATAATCCTTTAGATGCGCTATCTTGTTGTGCCATCATGGATGCATATGAAGGAACTTTATTCATCATGTAATCTTCATAAGCTTTTTTATCTTTACCAAAATCAAAAGCATAATTAGCACTATTAACAAATCCTTTATTCGGATCAATTTTTGTTATACTAGATTCAAGCAAAGGCTTATTTTCCATGTAATTGTTATAATCTTTTACTTTATCTAAACCTAATAAAAGATATTTAGTTCTTGCTCCAAGTAAATCATCAGCAAATGTACCAGCTTTTGTTTGCCCAAATTCTTTTTCCATATCAGCTAAGTGTTTTTGACCAAGTGGAGTTGATGCAAGTTGTTTAATTGCAGCTTCTTGAAATTCTTTATTTGAACTTATAGGCAAACCATGAGTTTTTGCAGAAATAATTATTTCTTCAGGTGTTAATCCTGATTCAGCAAAACTATTACTTCTACCTGTAGGTGTTTTTTCTATTCCTCCTTGATATAAAGTTAAACCAGTTCCAGGAATTTTTTTTGGGCCTGGTCCATCATCTTCTATAGGTGCAGCTTGCATTACAGATAGTGCCATATGTATAATTTTATGCTAATTTACGAATTATTTTTTATTCTCAGCTTTCCAAATTGCTAAATCAATTCCACTCAATCCAGCTGGCGGCTCTAATTTATCATTTTTAAGCTCATTTTCGGCAGATTGCCTATTTAAGACCACTGATACCTTTTTATTTATATCTTCTATTTTTAAGGCTAATTCTATTGGAGAAATGGTATTCCCTTTAGGATGCTTCCTGTGCCAATATACTCGGCACTTGTCTGAGCAAAATTTTTTTTTAGATGATTGGCTTCCCATTTTTTGATTGCAATAAATGCAATTTGGTGTTCTGTTATTCATGTGTTACGATTTGTTACGCTAAGTTACGATTTGTTACGATTAAATACAAAAATTGTTACGATTTTTTATAATTCCCTTTATCCCATTCCAATCCCATCTATACCAAATTACCCCAAACTAATAGCCCCAACCCAAGCAAATCAGCAAGAGAATACCCCATCATCCAATGTGCAAG